AGCAAGATAAGTTAAAGTTAGTATTTGATCAATTTTTTGATGTATTAGGTATGGATACTGAAAATGATCATAATATTAAAGAATCATCATCACGTATGGCAAAAATGTGGGTTAGAGAGTTGTTAGAAGGTTGTTATACTGCCGCACCAAAGATAACGACCTTTCCAAATGAAAAGAAAATGGATCAGATGATTATTTCTGGTCCAATAAAGTTGGATTCTAATTGCAGTCACCATTCGGTCATCATATCCGGCCAAGTTTATCTGGCGTACATCCCAGGAGATAAAGTAATTGGCATTTCAAAATTCTCAAGAATTGTTAGATATTTTTCCAGAAGATTGCAGATTCAAGAGGAAATGACCCAACAAATTGCTGATTATATTGAAGAACTTATGCAGCCGAAGGGAGTCATTGTTTTTGTTAAAGCACGTCATTATTGTGAAATTGCCCGTGGTGTTCGTGAAGAAAATATTTTTATGACAACCTCATCTGTTAAAGGTGTTTTCAAAGATAATCCTGCTGCTCGTTCAGAATTTTTTGATTTAATCAATACAAAGTAATATAACATGGATTTCCAAAACGATTTCATATTTTTCCCGGCTATTTCAATTGCGACACATACGCAAATCATGAAAGCAGATTTCAAAGTTAAAGGTAAATCCCCTAGATTTTATCTCAATAACTTGCCAGAATCCGCTAAACTTTTTAGCCATCCGTATATTTTGACTTCTGCTGCTCATAATTTCAAGAATATGGATTTTATGAAGAGTATCGGTATAACTGATACGAAAAAAGATGTTAATTTGATTTTTGGTGATAGTGGTGGATTTCAAATTAAAACTGGTGTTATCAAAGATACACCAGAAATCAAAGATAAGTTATATTCTTGGATGGAAAATAATGTAACAATGGCACCGATCATTGATCATCCACCAACTTATCCAGACGGCCGCCCAATTACAGATGCAGAATTTGAGCCATTTTTAGTTAAGACAAAAGAGAATATTGAAGTTTTGCTGAAGCGTACAACCAGAAATAAAATTTCTTGGTTAAATGTGACGCAAGGTAGATTACTAAAGCATCGCAAGTATTGGTATGATTCTGTTAAAGATTATAATTTAGATGGTTGGGCTATGGGATCATTAAGAAAAGATCCAAAAACATTACTTGAAGCATTTGCAGTATTTTTAGAATCAGGTGAATTGGAAAAAACTGATCGTTGTAAGCATATTCACTTCTTTGGTATTACTGCTACAAAATATATGCCTTTGATGATTTATATCAAACATAAAATGAATAAAGCAGGATATAAAATAAATGTTTCAATGGATAGTTCATATGCTACACAAAATGGTGGTTGGGGTAAATTTTTATTCTCTCACAATGATCATGAATTAATTGATCATAAAACAGAAGAGTCTTATTGGGATGATAAAGGTAATTTCCTATCATCAGAAAAATCAAAAGGTTTCTTATCATATCATTTGAGTAATCGTTTAGTGGGTAAAGTCAATGGAAACGTAAATCTCCCTTGTTATTGTCCAGTGTGTGTTGGTGTTAAGCTTGGTGATATTCTTAATGAAAATGCACTGAAGACTGTCGGTGAATCATATTATTATAATGTAGTTCAATCACATAATGTATTTGTTCTTAAAGAGTATGTAAACAGTTTACAGAGTATCATCTACACAGATTCAAAAGATTTGTACAAGAGTGCATTTAGAAGCTATGACAATTATTTGTTTCAATTTATTGATAAAATGTTTGATAATCCTAAAAAAGCAACAGCATTAATTGAAAAAGAGGGGGCAAAGCTTGCTGATAGAGATGAAGATGTTATCATGGAACAAGCAGACATTACTGATTTATGGCAATGAGAATTTTACACACAACTGGAAAACGTGACATCACTGATCTTGATTTTGATCTACCGCCACTCGCTGACGATCAAATCAAAGTAAAAACATGGGCATGTGGGGTTTGTCGCAGTGATGTTGCTGCATATGCTGGTTGGGAAAAACCAATGACACTTGGTCAACAAGGTCATGAAGGTTTAGGTACAGTTGTTGAAATTGGCAAAAAAGTAACTGAAGTTAAAGTTGGTGACTATGTAGCAACATGGTCTGACCCTGCGTATGGTGATTCTTACTATGCATCAATTGGCCAATTTGTACAAGTTCCCGAATTAAGTAAAGAATATATTCTTCAACCAACTGCGTGTGCAATTAACATCGCAGTGAAGATGAAAAATGCAATGACTGACAATTCACCGCTGGTGTTGTTTGGTTCAGGATTCATGAGTTTGATCATTGGTCAATTCTTTAACTATCATTCTATTCCAGTTATTGTTATTGGAAATTCACACAAAGCTGAATGGGATAAGATTAATATTCCAATTTGGGGAATTTCAACTGTTTTGAATGCCAAAGATAAGTACAAATATATAATAGATTTGACCAGCAAGGCTGAAACATTTCATATAATCAGTAAACATTTGGGTGATGTTGAAGCTGTCATTTGTTATGCATCAACGCCATTTGAACCAGTTACAACCAACTTTTTTGAATCATGTTGGAATTGCCATACATTGATTATGCCAAGTCCAAGAAATAAAGATTTCAATAATATGATGAAGTTGGCAAGAGATTTTATCGCAGATAAGAAAATTTCTGTTGGCAATTACTGGACAAAATCATATGATAGAAACGACCATCTGTCAGTAGTCCAAGCATTTGAAGATGGAGTTAATAGACCTACAGGCTACCTGCGTGGTTACATCCAATGGAGTTGATATGAATGTTTTCATCATGATGCTTGAGCCGATTGTTAGTCGATATACTTATTATTGGAAAGATGATCTGATTCACAATATTGTATCATACGCAAATACTGATGTCAGAGTTTATAATATCGATGGCATTGATGATAATGCAGCAAATCCAGACGATTTGTATTCATATATAAAAAACTCTAAGGTAACAACTGGCGCATTTTTAAATTTTACTGATACAAATATTTGGAAAAACGAACAAATAAATAAATTGGCCAATTACTTTAAATGCGGTAATGTTAAACCTGGAGATAAAATTTTATTTCCAGACGCTTGGCACAGCGGCATCATTCAAACAAAATACATGAGTGATTTGACTGATATACCAGTTGAAATTCATTCACTCTGGCATGCTGGAAGTTATGACCCTCAAGATTTCTTAGGTCGTAAAATAAAAGATAAAAGTTGGGTTCAAGCTGCTGAAATTGCATATTTCCAAGCATCAGATAAAAATTATTTTGCGACAAAATTTCATAAGAAATTGTTTCTTCAAACATATACGAAAAAAGTTGACAAAAACAAACTCAAAGTTGTTGGATTTCCATTTGAATATATTAAAAATGTTAAAGAAATGTATTCAGAAAGACCAAAAGAAAATATAATTCTGTTTCCTCATCGAATCAGTGTTGAGAAACGTCTAGATATTTTTAAAGCATTAGAAAAAGAAATACCTGATTATAAATTTGTTGTGTGCCAAGAGCTTAATTTATCCAAAAGTGAATATTATGATCTGCTGGTACGATCTAAAATGGTATTCTCTGCCAATCTTCAAGAGACACTTGGAATTTCATGTTATGAAGGCGTTTGTTTCGGTGCGTTGCCATTTGTTCCTGATAGATTATCATATAAAGAAATGTATCCATCTTGGTGCCAATATGAGAGTTATTTGACTGAGGGTAAGTTAGATGACAACAAAGTGAAGATTCTTTCTTTTATGGTCAAAGAAATGCTCAACAACTATGAAGAGAACAGAAAAAAGTTAGCTCAAGTTGAAAAAAGATTGGCAAAATACTTTACAATGGATAAAATGTTAAAAGAAATGTTGGAATAAAATGAAAATAACCGTTAAGACAAGTGTACCTGGAATTCATCGTTGGAAAGATGCGCCCGAGCAAGTTGACTTCTTGAGAAGCCACCACAGACACATTTTCAACATCTATTTTTCATTGAATGTTGAACATGCTGATCGTGAACTTGAATTCTTTATGATCAAGTCAGCAGTGGATACCTACATCAATGATAAATGGGAAAACTACAAGACAAACTTCAATCTAAAGATGTTTGGTGATGATTCATGTGAATCCATTGCAACGTCAATAAAAGGATTTCTTGAAGCAGAATATGGTTCAGGAAGAAAAGTTTCTGTCAAAGTGCAAGAAGATGATGAAAATTATGGTGAAGTATGAATCAAAAGATCATAACTGGATTTGATATGGACGGTGTGTTGATTTCTGATCTAACATTAAATTGGTCAAACCCTGACGTACAAGACGAAATAGAACAAGTTAGAATGAAGTGTCATCCAATATTCAGACCAAAATTACCTTATGTTATAATTACAGGAAGACCCATTACTGAAGAGATTCATACATACAAGTGGCTTGAACTTTATGGAATTATACCACTTCAAATATTTTTCAAAATGTCTGGTGATTTTGAAAAACAAACTGTGATCAATCACAAAGCAGCAGCAATTAATAAGGTTAATTCCGAACCTGGTTTATACATCTCAGAATTTGTTGAGAGTGATATGGATCAAGTTATCGGAATTCAAAAACTTGTTTCAATTCCTGTCATTCATTTTAGTACATTTGTAACAGATGAATTGGCAAAAATATGAAGCGAGATAAAGAAAAAACAATGTGTAGAGAGGTCATCAAACAGGCCATTAAGTTGTTTGAATCAGATGATTTTCAATCATCAGCAATAGCATTTTTAGCAGCAGCAAAGTTATGTAATAAAATGAAACGGGTTGTACAAGATGATACAAGACGACAAGAGAGAAAACGAGTTGATAAAACTGTTCAAGTTGAGCCAGAGCAAGAACCGGAAACGCCAGGAGATAGACGCTCATCTAATAGACCAGAAGCTAAAACTTAACATACCATTTGAACTTAAATCAACATCAGTTTGTAGTGTTTCAACTGCAAGTCCATTAACACTTGAACATCTTGAAAAGTGGAAAAATATACACTGGTTAATAGGTATATATGATCCAGTTTCAGTTGAATTACAATACTGCTTATATGCATCTCCAAATATGATGCGAGCTTGGATTGATTATCATATTAAAGACATTCGTCGTGGGTTGGCTATAAGTAAAGATTTAGTTGAGCGAATTGACATTCAAATGGTTTACAATACATTCGGTGTAAAGAAAAAGTATTCATTGGAACAGGCCAAAGAAGTATTTAAAACACTTTATTCATCATCACAATATAAGAAAATGATGAAAAATGGTGGATTTGATGTACCAACTATGCTTAAAATGTTTAAAAAACACAATGAATACTATTTAATAAAGGGTAGTTGGATTAATAACCCAAAAATAAATAAATCCTATTTCTCAAGCTTTATAAAAATAGAAGATGATTTTGCAAAAAATCTTCGTAAGATTGTACTCAAGAACCAATAAAGGAAAATACCATGGAAAAAGAAGAAAAAGAAGATAAACCAAAAAAGATGTTCATCATTGAACACGTTATTTGGGATGACGGTGAAGTTGATACTAAGCTGGTTGAATTCAGAAAGACAAATTCTGGTCGTGGCGCACCAAATAAATGGACAATGCAACCTAAAGATTTCAAGCGCAGAATGACAGAATTACTCGGATCACCAGAACAAATTAATGAAATTTTGGTAAGACAATCTGGTCTTGATGATAGTGGTCCAATTGGACAAGTTTCAATTTATCCTGTTGGTACTCCTGAAGAAGATATTGAAGCAGATACACCACCAATGGTAGACGAATCTGACGAAAAACCACAAGAAAAAACTGAAAAACCAAAAAAATCAGACAAAAAGAAAAGTGCTTCTAACTCAAGTGATAGCATAGACATAGATAGTGTTGATTTTGGCGAATTTGACAAGTAATTTATATAAATCACAGTACAATTAATAACAACACTATGACATTTTCTTCAGTAAATTTTTCACCTTTCACAAATAAAGTTCATATATGGGAATATGACGATGCTGGTATAAAACAGCATATTGAAGAGACTGCACCTCTTTACTTTTTTATGAAAGGTGAAGGAGAGTATACATCAATATTTGGTGATCAACTGAAGAAAGTGGAATTTGATTCACATCAAAAAATGCGTGAAACCAGAGAAATGTTTAAAGCATCTGGTCGCCAATTATTTGAATCTGATGTTGAAACAACAAATAGAATTGTATTAGATCGTTATTCAAAAACAGAAATTAAAAATATTCCCAAATATGATACATTTTTTCTTGATATTGAAGTGCATTCTGAACAAGGATTTCCTAAACCAGAATTAGCAGAACATCCAATTACGATTATCACTGTTTATTCAACGAAGCAGGATAAATACTTTATATTTTCTGAAAAAGAGTTTGACAGAGAGTTTCTACCACCAAATGTTTGGGTGAAAATTTTCGCAACAGAAGCCGAATTGTTGACATCTTTTGTTTCTTTTATTAAGAAATTTCATCCAGATTTTTTGAGCGGTTGGAATAGTAGTGGGTTTGATATACCTTATATCGTTAATCGCTGTTATAAAATTATTGGTGAATCTGAAACAAAGAAAATGTCACCTCTGAAATATATTAGAGAAATGAAATCAAAAAATAAGTTTGGCAAAGAAATGCAAACTTATGAAATTGCTGGAATTAACTGTATTGACTACTTGCATTTGTATCGCAAGTATCATCAAGGTGAACAAGAATCTTTCAAATTGGGATATATTGCAAAAGTTGAATTAGGTGAAACTAAGCTTGAATTTGAGGGGACTCTTAAAGAGTTATATCACAACGATTGGAATCGATATGCTAAATATAACTTCCAAGACGTTGTTTTATTAGTTAAATTGGATAAACGAATTCAATTTATGGATTTGATGATTGGTATTTGCTTAAATTGTCGCGTTCCATTTGAACAATTTGATAAGACGACCAAAGTTCTTGATGGTGCTTTTATTAGTCGGTTGAGTGTTGATAAAATAATTCTACCTGATGTTCCGCCAAATGATGGTAACGATCAATATGCTGGTGCATATGTAAAAGATCCAGTTGTAGGTATGCATGAATGGGTTATGTCATTTGATGCAACTTCATTATATCCTTCAGTAATGATTCAACACAATATTTCACCAGAAACAAAAGTAATGGTAGTCCATGAACAATTTGTTTCAATAATTGGTGATGCATTAGAAGGCAAGTCAGTAGATGAGCAAGAAATGGAACAATTTGCGACTGAAGATTTAAAGATCAAAGATGTAGTTGCAAAAATAAAAGAAAATGGTTGGACAATTGCAGGAAACGGCGCAATATATAGACATGATAAAAAAGGTGTTGTTGCATCATTTGTCCAAGAATGGTTTGATAAAAGAAAATACCATAAAAAATTAATGGTTAAGGCTCAAGAAGAAAAAAACTCTGATGAAGAACAGTTACAAAAAGGTCTTCAGCACAACTATAAGATTTTAATTAATTCCGTATACGGGTACGGGGGGAGTAAATTTAGTAGAATTTATGACAGAGATAATGCGCTTGCTGTTACTGTTAGCGGGCAAGCAGTATTGATAGCAGGAATGGCAGCACTTGATTTGTTTTTCAAAACAAAATGGCCAACAACTGATGCAGGAAAAAAGCTAAACGCTGTAAGTATAGACAGTGTAATACTTTATGGAGATACGGATTCGAAATATATTGCCGCAGGTAAAGTACTCAACTCAATCAATTTTAAAAATACTGATGAGAAGACAAAAGCATTTTTGGAAAAGAATATTGAACCTCTATTCTTCAAAATCATTAATAATGCCATGGAAATTCTTACAACAAAACGAATGAATTGCAAAGAATGTAAAATTTTCTTTAAACGTGAAATGATTGCACGTCGTGCTATTTTCTTAAGTAAAAAGCACTATGCAGCTTTAGTTATGAAAATGGAAGAGAAGGATATTAAAGAAGGTGATGATCATGAGATTGAAGCCAAGGGGCTTGAAATGGTTAAATCATCAACTCCTGAAATCATTCGTGATTTTATGCGAGCATACATTTTAAGCTTGCTGAAAAATCCAAATGAGATAGCATCTAATGATTCAATTAAACAAATCTATGAAAAGTTTAAACAGGCTGAATTTTCAAAAATTGCAAAAATAACAAATGTTAACAACATCGCTCAATATACTGGAAATGATAGTCTACCAATTAAAGGATCACCTGGACATGTTAAAGCAACAATTGCATATAACAATCTGTTGGCATATAAAGGTATTGAGAATGATTATGAACCAATTTATGAAGGTGATAAAGTAAAATTAGTATATCTAATCAATAATAATCCATATAATTTAGATGCAATCGCATTTAAAGAGAAGCTTCCAAAAGAATTTGGGTTAGATGCATTCGTTGACTATGATATAATGTGGAGCAAAGTATTTTTTGAACCAATACGTCAATTTTACGAAGTATTGCGTTGGCAAATGCCACAATTTGACCAAGAAAATATAGATGATTTATTCGGATAAACAAACAAAAAAGGAAACACATGGCTAAAGTAAAAAAAGAAAAAGTAACAGATCAAGATGAATCAACATCAAAAGGTCTTGAAACAGTAAATCGCGCAAAGAATTTCTTGGCAAAATATAACAAGAACGTTTACGCATCGGTATTAAGTGAAAGTAGAATAAGCAACGTTGGTGATTGGATTTCATCTGGTTCATATTCATTTAATAGAGTCCTCAGTGGATCATATTTGAAAGGATTTGCTAACAATCGTCTTTATGTTATTGCTGGTCCATCTAGCACTGGTAAATCATTGATTTGCGCCAGAGCATGTAAAGAAGCACAAGATAAAGGGTATACAATCGTTTATTTTGACTCAGAAAATGCCATTGACAACGATTTCATGATGCGTTTCGGAGTGAAGACTGATGAATTGATTTATGTTCCGATTAAGACTATTTCAGAATTTAGAAATGCTGCTGTTCAAATGATGAAAGATTGGCGTTCTGACCCTGATACCAAAGATGCACCAGTATTTTTCTTCTGTGATTCATTGGGTGGAATGATGGGTACAAAAGAAATGAATGACGTTGAATCTGATAAATCTGCATCGGATATGGGTCAACGTGCAAAAGAGTTGCGTGCATGTGCTAGAGTTCTCACAATTGAATGTGCTCAACATAGCATCCCTATGATTTGTACAAACCACACATATGAACAAGCTGCTGCAAATCCACAAGCAGCACCACAAACAAAGATGACTGGTGGCGAAGGCTTCATGTACGCTTCATCAGCAGTTATTTACTTGAGAAAGCGTCAAGTAAAAGAAGATGGTAAGAATTCATTGGGTGATACTGTTAAGACAAAAACTGGCAACATTATTATTGCAACTGCTGAAAAGAATCGCTTCGTTCCAGAAGGTACAAAGAGTGAAATCTATTGTGACTTTGAAAAAGGAATTCAAAAGTGGTATGGATTACTTGAAGATGCTGTTACTCATGGTTTCATTGAAA